AACGAGCAAGATAAAGAGACCTTTAAAGATTCTGAATATATGTGGTTGTTTGACCTACCAAAAGGCGAATACATACCTAAGCCAACACCTAACCCATTCGATGAAGCTAACTGATACAACCGCTAATGAAACTACCAATAACCTTTGACGAATTTAAGAGCGATCCAACCAAGGCAATAACCTTTTTGATGTTGGTCGTTGTGAGTGTGCTATATTACCGTGCTGAACGGCAGTCAAAAGCCATCAATGACCGATGTGAAAAGCGGTTGGAATTGTGTGAGGCGAAACTTGAAAAGATGTCAAGAATGTTAAAAACGCAAGATTCATTGTGTAGTGCGTTAATTACTGAAATAAACATTTATAAAAAATTAGGAACGATATGAAATTTCTATATGCGTTATCGCTTATCGCTTTAATAATGGCGGTGGCAGTTGAACCAAATATCGAAGAGAGAGCCGAAGAGCAAATCCACCATTCGGAAATGATGTGCGATTCTGCGGCAATAGTTTTAGAAGAAATCAGAGCCGTTAACGATAGTCTTTTAATTGAGAAATATTTTTATGCGGATAAGTGAGATTTTCAAAGGGGATAAAGGTGAATTTTCATCCAAGAGGTTTGTGGGTGTGGTTGGCGCTATGGTGCTATTTGGCTCTATGGTTTTTTATAATACTTCTGAACTCGTTGAAGCGGTGGAGTTTATCACTATATTTTCGCTTGGTTACACGGTTATAGATAAATATACTAATGGCAAAAACAACGCAAGTCAGTAGCCACCGATCAAAACCAAAGCGCAAGCGCCCAGGTGTACATTCTAAAAACAACAAGCCATGCAAAAAATATCGTGGGCAGGGGCGATTATAATTTTACTAGCTAGCTGCTCAGCTGAGTGGCACCATGAGAAAGCGTGCAAAAAAGCGCCTATTTATTGCATGGAGTGGGTGCGACTTGATACGGTGGTTTATCGGGATAGTTTCGTTTATCATCGTGTTGACACTACCACATTAATAGATACGATTACAATTGATACGGGTTCGATATGGGTGAAAATCGTGCGTCATAACGACATTATACGCACCTATGTCAAGCAAAAACCCGACACTACAAAAATTACAATAACAAAACAAATGCCGCCGCGTATTATTTACCGAGATAAGGCAAATTGGTGGTGGTTAATTTTAATACCTTTATTATTATGGCTAATTTACAAGAAGTAAACTTCGACTACATTAAAAAATGGGAGGGCGGTTTATCCTGGAACAAAAAGGACAGCGCTTCCAAGCACCCGGTGCCATCTACGGTGGCGCATCCAAACCCAAAAGGCATACACACGAACGTCGGAGTGACTTGGATGGCGTTCAGCGCCATCTACGGCCGTAGTGAGGAATCTATAAAAGATTTTTATCTGATGCCTAAAGACAAATGGGTTAAAGTTTACAAATGGTATTGGGATTTGGTAAACGGATCACAAATTGACAGCCAAGTGATTGCGGAATGGCTTGCAGATTGGGCGTGGGGCTCAGGTGCAAACGCATCATTTCAGATGCAACAATTTTTGAATTTTAACGGATTTATTTTAACTGTTGACGGCAAAATAGGGGCAAAATCAGTGAACGCCATGAATGCGCTCATAAAAGAAAAAGGCCCTGCAGAAGTCTACAAGGCCCTTTATACTTGGCGCTGTGATTGGATTAAGCGCCTTCCGTCATTTCGTGACTTTGGTCGTGGGTGGATGAATCGGCTTGAGGATTTTCATGCGTGGGCGCTAAAAGAGCTTCAACACGAGAAACCGTAACCGGTTGAACATCCTGCACCTCAAATTCAGTGTGCATGCCCATCATAATCTCAGGCGCGTAAAGGCGGCCAAAAAAGGCAGCTGAGCGATATTTTAGCATCAATTCGGGCATGGTTTTCCATTTGCTGCCTGCTTTGGTTAGCCATCCTTCATCTTTAGCCATTTGAATAGTAACCCAGGGGCCTTCTAAAATGGCTCCGGTGTCTTTTTCTGTGGCAACTGCACGGCATTTATCTTCTGTGGCCTCAAAGCGCAAAGCCGTAAACCTTCCGCAAGCATTTAATGCCGCAATAATGAACGTGCTGCTCCATGAAGGGCGTCCATGAATAATGTGCAGATTTTGCATAACCATAAGCGGAGAGGCTCCTATTCTGTGCGCCATTTCCAAGGCCACAAGCGTGTTAGCTACGTTGTTTTGATAATCCTTGGGAATCATTGTTGAGGCTGCAAGGGCCTTAGCCTTGCGCACGATTAAATCGTAGCTTTCTTCTGGGGTGTGGGTGAGTCTATTTTCCATTGTCTTTATAAATTATTATTCCAAATATTAACCAAGCAAACACAAAATGGCCTTTATCAAATCTTTTTCTATATTCAGGCCTATAATAAGTAATTGCAGGTAGTAGCTCAATAACATTTTTAAACTTTTCAAACTTGATGCGTGTTTTATTTTTATTTTCCATAATTCGGTAATTGTAATTTTGCTAAACCATTGTAACCGGGCCATTCGTTAAGCTGTGTGCATTGCTTCCAAACGATGTAATCCTCTTGATATTTTTGCCTTCCTGCTTGAATGTCGGCATCTTCGATAACGTAACACGCAACAGCAAATGGAGCGGTTTTTTCAACTGCAATGAAAACAAAACCTTCGCATTGAATGTTGTTAGCTTCAAGTATGTCTATATAAAAAGCCGCTTGCACGTCGTAGCGGTATTTCATTGCTGACCTACCAAAGGCATACGGCGAGGCGTCTTCTGTTGTTTTTAAATCTAAACAGATATTTAATGAGGTGAGTGCATCAGGTTTGCATTTTTTGTCGTCGTGTGTAAAAACCTGCTCAACTTGTGTAATTTTACTCAATAACAACCCAGCTTGTGGATGGCGGCCTGCAGCCTCAGCAATACGCTCGCAAATAATTGCATCCTCAGGCGAGATAATTTCAAGCCCTTCAACTGATGCTATAAATTCCTCATAGCGCTGTTTTCCGTCTTTAGTGCGTCGGTCTAGATTTGGCGCAATGGCGTAACGCTTACCAAATTCTTGCGGCTCCAATACTGCGCAATGCACAGCGGAGCCCAATAATAACGCGGGTGTTTTTTTCTCAACGTGCCCAGGGTTTAAATAGCGCTCCCAATAATGTAGGGGCGATTTGTGTATCAGGTCTAATCCTGATTTTGAAATTTTTGTTATGTCTTTGTGATATTCCATGTTGCAAAATTGAGATATTTGTTTCATATTTGCAACATAATATTTAAAAATGTACAAAACTATATTAACAGGGAACCTGGGCGCGGATGCCACAGTTAACCAAGTAAACGCGCAAGATGGCGCACCATTTAACGTAATAAACATGGCTGTAGCCGTGCAATTGCGCAAAGATGTTACTCAATGGGTAGATTGCGCATTTTGGCGACGCGCTGAGCAATCTATTGGGGTTGTGGACTATCTAAAAAAGGGGCAAAAAGTTCTTTTAGAGGGCGAAGTTTCAGCCGATGTTTGGGAAGGGAAACCGAAACTAAAAATGAAAATTACAAACTTGGAATTAATATGAAAGATTTAATTGATAATTATTGCAGGCAAAATAATATAACGCGGCAAGATTTAGCCAAAGAATTGCAAGTATCAAGAGCGACACTTTATAGATGGAGTAAAAAACAACCCAATGCAGTTACGAAGTTATCAAAAATCATCAATAATGAGCCTAAGAGAGGCGTTTAAAACACATAAACGGGTGTTATTTGTATTGGCTACGGGCGGGGGAAAAACTGCGGTTTTTACCGCCATTGCACAGGCATCACCAAAGCGCGTTTTAATCTTAGCGCATAGAAAGGAATTAATCGACCAAATTACCCAGAGATTAGGCAATTACGACACTGAACGTATCACCGTGGGAATGGTGCAAACAATTGCGAAGTGTGGATGCGAAACAGAGCCTGAGTTTATTATAATTGATGAGGCCCATCACGCTGTTGCTGGATCATGGAATAAAATAACAGAGCGCTACCCTGGTGCTTATGTGTTAGGCGTTACCGCAACACCGTGCAGATTGGACGGTAAAGGCTTAGCGGCCGCGTTTGATGTGATGGTGGAGGGCGTGAAAATATCGGAGCTAATTTCTATGGGTTATTTATGTGGGGTAAAAACGTATGCATCACAGCACGACCTAAGTAAAATTAAAAGTGTTGGCGGCGATTATCACAACGGGCAGTTAATGGAATATTTTAATAAATCCAAAATAACCGGGGATGCGATAACGTCGTGGAGAAAATACGCAAATGACGTTCAGACGATTGTTTTTTGCATCAATATAAAGCACGCTGAGATAGTTATGGGAATGTTTAACTGCTTGGGGCATAAAGCGGCTGTGATTAGCTCCAAAAATAGTAAAGAGGAACGCGCGGAGATAGTGGACGCTTTTAAAACGGGCAGGATTAAATTATTGATTTCTGTGGATATAATTTCAGAAGGTTTTGACGTGCCCGAATGTGGCGCGGTTATACTACTTAGGCCAACTAAAAGCCTATCGTTATACATGCAGCAGGTAGGCAGAGCATTGCGCACGTCACCGGGTAAGACTGAGGCGATAATTTTGGATCACGCTGGGAATTGTTTTAGGCACGGAATTGCTACCCAGGATAGAGAATGGGAGTTGACAACCGAGCGCGTAAAAGAGGCATCCAAGAAATGGGATGTCAAGCATTGCGGCAATTGTTACGCAATATTTCCACCGTCATACGATAAATGCCCTGAGTGTGGCCACGTTGTATCGCCGAAGCCAAAGGAAATGAAATTGGTTGCTGGGGAATTGGTGCCTATTGAAGAGGTCGAACTAAAAAAGAAAGAGGCCAAAC